CGCAATTCATAAACATAAGTATTCTGTAACTGATAAAATGGTTTTTCATGCTCTACGAACTTAATCTCAAATAACCTATCTCCCAATGGGAAGTAAATTAAATCTCCTTCTTTAGGTCTAGTAGTTAGTTTTACATTCTCTTCTCCTCTCATTAATGGAGAAATGTATGTCTCAAATCTCTCCTTTGATATTACAAGAGTTACTTCATTTGTTTGCTGAATACCAAATTTAGATAATAATACTGGATTGTCGCCATACCCATCAAAGTTATCAATATATGCTTCTATAGGATATGCATCATCAAACTTAGAAGATACTACTTCTTTAATAACACTTTTTTCACTTACATATTTTCTTGGTAAATAATGTATTTCAACACCATACATCCTCAACTGTTCGTTGATTAGATCCTGTATTAAATTCTGCTCGGATCTAGCACCTTGTTGGAAATATGGATTAAGTGCCATGATATCAACCTACCATGTCTAGTGGTGGTAACTCATAAGTATTGGACATAACCTCTTTGATGTTATCAAGCTCTTTCTGAGCATCATCATAGATTTGCCGTCCATTTAATTCAACACCACCAGGAAGTTTTACTCCTTGGAATTTAAGTAGATTTTGTCCCCATTGACGTTTTACTAATTGGGTTAGGTATTTTTTTAAGAATGAATCATTCCATACTCTAGTAAAATCAGCAGGATTAAGTGCTCTATAACAATCCATAATTATCCAATCATTTTTCTGTACACTACCCCAATCAATATCCATATATAATCTATCTTGCCTCTGATTAAATCTTATTTGCTTCTGAGTTGTTAATAAGAAATCAATATCTGATAGATATGATTTTGTCATTGCATATGTTAATAATTCAGTTGATCCCCAATAATAGATATCATTTAAGAATAACTGATACTTAACACTAAACATATTATTTGTTGTAGTGTTAGTTCCATCAAAATGATATATTTTTTGTACACCAATAATCTCTGGTGGAACCTGTAAATAATTACTATTCTCTTCCCATCCAAAACTTACATTTGTACCAGCTATATTTGTTGTAGCAGTAGTTGTTACTATACCTTCGGTACTATTTCCACCTCTTGCTCTTCCCCTATCAATATCATCCTGGGTTAATTTATATTTTAATAATGCAGGTGATACTCCATCAAAATGCCTTTCTTGAAAATACTGAACAGCATCATCAACCAGATCATTTACTTGTTCATCAGCAACATTGATCTCCAATACAGGAGCACCAAGTTGCCTCTTACAATAATCTATTAATTCTTGTCTACTTGATGGTTGTGCCATTTACACAGATGCTCCTTATATAATATTTAGGGGGTAGTAGAAATTCCAGCATAGACTAGAATATTACCATTAACTAATTTACTAACATTAGTCCCAGTTTTTACATTTACATCATATACATATCGACCTTCTGAAAGATTACGTGTATTCTGTTCAGACATTGAGATGTTTATTTTACCACCCAATGCACTAGTAATACCAACAGTAAATGTTCCAACAGCACCTAATGTTGCTCCAACAGCAACACTCTTTGACATCTGAGATGCTGCAGTGTATCCAGTAAAATCAAAAGCAGCATTACTAGTATCTACAACAGTAAATGTTGTAGAAAAATCTGATCCAGTATTAATAACTAGATTCGCTGCTGCAGGAACACCAGCATCAGTATTAAAGGTTATATTTTTATTTGACATTTGTGACTAACTCCTTTAATAGTGATTTAATTTCATTTATTTCACCTTTTAAGTCAGATAAATTCTGTTCAATTTCATCAACTCTTTCATTCTTTTCTACAGAAACATTACGTCTAGAGACATACTTATCATACTCTAATGTATTTGTATTAATTATGGCATTCGATTTAGGATCTCTCGCAAGATCTGAATGCCCTTTTACTCTATGCATCATGCTAGTGCAATTACCCTTAGATTAGATAATCTAGGAACATGAACTTGACTTGTAGATGTTAATACAAATTTAATTCTATATGCCTTGAATGAAGGTAGATTATCAACAGTAAAGTTGTAAGAACTAAACTCAGTATCTTCTGGAGTAAAGTTATACTCATTTTGTACAGGAACTAAAGAATCGGGTCTACCATCACTATTTTCCTTATTAATTATCTCACCTTGAGGTGTTAGATTCTTATATCCAGGGAATGGTGTAAAGATTGGACTAAATCCATCCTTTTCACTAATAGCATAAAATGCTCTAATATCACAGAAAGCATTACAGTAACCATCTACAATCACTTTTAATGAAGTAGCAGAATTAGTCATTACTACTTCCTTAGAAATATATTTACATGCAGATGGATCAGTTCCTATAGTATTTACTCTAGGATCAGTTGCAAAATCACTAATAATGTTATTTACTCTATTTGATGTCAATACAGCACTCATTCTCTGAGCATCAATTATTGGACTGATTCTACTATCAGTAGTATTAAGAGTTAGTTTTAAGTTAAGTGATTTATTACCTTCAGTTACATTATTTAATTTAGCATCTTCATTTATCTTAGATGCAATCAATCTAGGAGTATCTAGATAATTTATCTCATTAATGCTAACACTTTCAGTTCCAAAATTAACCCAAGGAGTTTCAACACCACTCATACTTTGTCCAGTAATTGTCTGAACCGTTGCATTAATAGTAGTACCTTCAGGTGTTAAATTCTGAACCATTGGTGTAATGATCTCAAATGGTATATTTTGGGTAGCAAATGAATTCCATCCACCAGCAGTTTGAGATCTATCAAAATAAAGAGCACGATAACCAACATCAGTACTTCTATCAGCATTATCTACATTAAACTTCTCAGACATATCAATCTTAATATGATATGAATCATAATTGATTGGATTTGCTTTAGTTACATTTATCAAATCATGAGTTTTATTTATTCTCTTCAAGTTAACTCCACCAAGTTCATACTTATAAACATCTGTACCTGTTGGATAATCTTGCTTAAATGCACTAGATGATCTGGCAATAAAACCACCTATAGTATTACCAGTTACATTTGTATATTCAATAATTTCATCACCAAGCTGTAAATATCCTCTATTAGTAGTTCCAACACCAACTCCCTCAAATACTGCAAACTTACTTCCGTCTTCTACAGATATACCATCAGTAGAATCAACTGAATATGGTGCTGTTAATCTAGATGGTTTAACATCAGATTGTACACCACTAATACCAACTACGTTATTCTGGAAGTACATTCCATGATTCATATGATTTACTTTAACATGTAAACCATCTTCAACAGTCTCGATAGCATCTATCTGAACATCTCCACCATTAAAGTCATTAAATCCTGTAGTCAAACCACTGCTACGTGTGACCATAACCGTATTACCAACACCAGTAACAAAATTACCCTGGACATTTTCAAGAATCAATTGTCTAGGATCACCAATAGTTGTAATAGTTGCTCTAAGGTCTCTACCAGCTCCTTGAGTTCCTAAAGAACTAATACCAATAACATCACCTACAGAATAACCATTTCCACCATTAGCTTGAGACCCTTGATCATGTATTTGTATGGTATCTACTTTACCACCATTTACACTAACTACAGCTCTAGCACCCTTACCCTGTCCAGTAATAGTTTGTAATGGTACATCATAATAAGTAAAGTTTCCACCAGTAAATGGAGTGAATCCAATACCTGCATTTGTTATAGAAACAGCGAAAGCACTTCCTGCTGTACCAACAAAATTACCAGTTGCCTCAGATCCTTGCTGTGATATAGTATTTCCAATCTCAATTGTATTATCTACTGCAGTTGTACCAAGACCAACTCTAATTGTCTTAGATTTTAATGATAATGAATCTGCTTGTAATCTTGCAATCTCATCATTTCCTTTTGCAAGTACTGGATTATAAAGATCTACAGAACCAGAATCTACGAAATCTGCTCTATACATAGTAAATTTAAGATCTTCCCACTGACTTGGTTCCCAAGTTGAGGCATTCTGGGACTTAAATAAAGATCCTAGATAAGGTTGCTGTGAAACATATGATCTAGTAATTAGATCTTCTTCACCAACTCTAGAAATGAATACACTATATTTTGTAGAGTTTGATAACAAACATACAGCATACTCTCTTCCACCTTCAAGATAAACAGGAGACTTAAATTGGAATGAAGTTGCGACAGATCCATCACTGGATAGAACAACATCATCAGGATTCAATGCTACTTCTGAGAAAGGAAGAACCTTAGTTAATGGATAACCTCTATCAGTTGATCTGATTTGCACAGTAACTGGAAGACCCATATCATCCTTACTCTTAAAGAAGACATCAAATCTTGTTAAGTAAATACCAGTTTCATCATCAACTAAGAAAGACTGTGCAAGAGGATCATGCCATCTAATAGTACGTTCATTAGTTCTTGTTCTTACAGTTCTACTACTCACAACTTGAGCAGAACCAACTGCAGTTCTACTTGACCTACTATCATTAGTCTGTCTATGCTCAACTCTAGCATTTCTAACAGATATAATAGTTTCCTGGACAGTATTAACAAATCCTTGAGCAATATAATCTTCCTCACCTCTAGTATCTGCACCTTTAACAACATTAGATACATTATCAATTAAAGTAAATACTTTAGTTCCAACCTCAAATTTTGGATGATTTGTTCCATTTGGATTAGGAATATAGAAACTACCTTGCATTATTCCATGATTATCTGGAATTAATCGTACATTAGTAATTCTTGCCTGTGCTCCACTACTTTGACCACGAAGCACCATATCACTTTCAATCCATCCAGAATAATCACCTTGTGGGTGATTTGATAAAGAATATAAATCAATATTTAATAGAGTTGATGATGCAGAATATCCAGATGCTAAAGGAGTACTATCATATGGGTTTTCTTGATATACTCCAGTAGGAGAACTATAGATACCTTCTTGATGGTTTAATTGAGCAACCCTAAAAGCAATTGAGGGAGAAGTAGAATGTGGCCATGTTGACATTCCACCAGATCTAAATGATTCACCAATAACAGTTTCACCAACCTGGAATGTACCAGATGTCATACTAACTTCCAGTAATTTAGGAACACAGTATTTGGTAACATCTTTACCATCAAAGAAAGTATATAATCTCTTCTTAGGCTTAAACCTCTTACCGTCAAAAGTAACATTTCTAGATCGTATTGCTGGTGCAAGATCTCTACTTACTAATCTTGTACCTTGTGATGTATTCTGAATATCTTCAACAACAAGAGTTCTTACACCAGTTCTAGCTTGATTTGTACGTTGGAATTGTTGTGTTAAAGTTTGTTCAGTTACTCTTGTTCTTGTTCTCTGAAATTCTCTTCTTCCTTGTCTTAATCTTTGGCTGGAAATTACTCTAGACCTATTACGAGTCCATCTATCAGTCTCCATACCAGTCCAAGTGGTCTGCCAAGAATTCCAAACAGTAGGTGCAAATCCAGATTGAGGATCTACATTAAACTGTCTTTGGGCTTCAGCCATTGTTGCAGCATAATTACCTTCTCTATTAATAATTTTTGCGTCAAGAGTAACTACATCAGTCCAAGTATCACCAGCAGGAGTTAATTCAATACTTCCTTGCCAGAAAGGTATCATAAATGGAGTAACACTTTCCGTTCTAGTACCAAATGATTGCTTAAGCCATTCTACTTCAGAATAACCTAATGTAAGAACATCTCCAGTCTTCGTAACATTAATACCAC